CAGGCGGCGCGAGACGTATTTGCCGCCCTCGGTGCCGATTATTTCCTGCTCTCTAATAATTTCCAGCGGCTCGATTGAAAAATAGTCAATGAGTTGCTGGCAATACTCTGGCTTGTATTTCGTCGGCTGTCCTGGCTCTGGCTGTTCAGACTGTTTTGATGGCTTGACAGGCGGCTTTTTTGGCTTATCCTTAACAATCCCGCGCAGCTGCTGCTTTGGGGATTTGCGGCTAGACTGCTTGCTGCTTCGCCTGTTCTTGCACATCATTTTTCTGGTTGCCATGATAATTTCTCCAAATAAAAAAGCGGCTCTTTCGATCCGCAATTCCTAGGGCTATTATAACATAAAAGAGGCGGCACGTAATTCGCCGCCGCCTCAGTCAACCTTTTAGGCGCACACATATTATTGACGTTTACGCCCATTATGTTTTAGCTAGCTTGATTTATCCACGTCATGAACTAAAGTCAGCTCGTAAGATTTTTTATTAAAGTACTGAATAGTATTGCCGACGATGAGCTGCGGATCGTATTTAACCACGAACACTCCATTTTTATATCCAACAACTACACCCACTACTACTCTGTCGTCTTTATCAATGTTTCGAGCGAACGCCACTCTGTCGCCGATTTTTATTGTACATTTCGACGCCAGTACATCTCGCTCTCGCTTACGCACATCAGCCATCGCCTTAATATTTCTAATCAGCCCCATTTCAAACCTCCTTATTACCTTTACTCAAATTACAATTTCTATGTGCCAGCTGGCAATTCTCAATCGCCGTCAAGCCACCCTTACTAATTGGGACGATATGATCAATCGTACAATCTTTCATTGTTTCAATCGGCTTGTCGCAGAGTGAACATATTGCTCCATTCTTATTTATCAGTTGTTTACGGATAAATTGCTTTGAGCGAGTTTCTTTTATACTGTAGACTCTAGGTGTTGGCGTTTTATAGTTTCGACCTTTGATTTTGCGTTTCATAAACCTCTCAATCGTCCGATTGCTCTTGTGTTTTCGGTGAAATGACGATCAGATCATCAAACGGCAGAATGAACGTTTCACGAAAAAATGACGCACCCGTATCAATTACCGCCTTACCATCTTTAACCGCAGACACCGTACCGTACGACGCCTCTGAATTATTGCCGCGTCTAAACGCCACTATGCTACCGACTTTAGGCTTAGGCTCAGCTTTTGGTATTATCTGCTCCTGCTCGTCTACACCAAATATCGTTTTGATTCTTTCAATTAGCTTCATCTTAAAATCCTTATTTAGTTATTGATTCAATAAACTCAATCGCCGCATCGCAACCTTTGCAAACAACAGTCTGAATGCCAGCCTCATTGAGCGTTTTAATCCACTTCTTTTGATTTGTTGATGTTGCACCTCCTTTCTTGCGTTTCATTTCGATGAATACCAAACGATTTGCGTATGTATTGGTATATGATGATAGATCCTCTCGAGGCACATTGTCGCCGTATCCATACCAGACATCCGGCACGACTACGGCCAAGTCAGGCACGCCAGAACTCACGCCAAGCTTCTTATTCTTGATTCGTTGCTTGTGGCTTTTGGTGTATGTTTCGTTAGGCACTCTGAAATGCGGATAGCCTTTCAATCGTAGCCACTGCACAAACGCCTCTTGCTCTTGGTCTTCGTATGGATTATCTATATTTGCGAGGTTAGGCATCTTCAACTCCTTTCACAAAAAAACAGCCACCGCGTCTAGTCATTTGGATCCTCGATCGTACCGCCAAGTAATTCAAGACGTTTGGTAAACTCTTCCTCAACATCTTTGTCGCTGGGTGAATAAAATGTTTCAAATCCAATAGTAAATTCAAGCTCGCTTTTGTTTAGGTCAGGTATACTCTCGTACCGAAGATTGAATCGTTTACCGTCAATGTCAGCATTGACCAATCTATGCATCTGCTTGCCAATCCAGACCATATGTGGAATTGTGAATGATGTGAGCCCTGCCATTTTCTTACAGCCCCACAACCCACAATATTGCCTTAACCAATACTGCTATAATAGCTACTCCGACTAGCGAGACTAAAATCCCACCGATCAGATAACCTATAATATCTGTTACCTTCTTCATTTTGTCGTTCATAATTCTTCCTTTATGGTTTTACTTAGCCTCTCAAAGCCGCGGGCTTCTACATACGCCCACCTCCCGAGAAACGAGCGCGGACAGTCGCCAAAGGTACGAGGCGCTTTTTACAAAAGCTGTCCTAAAATTACGATACTACCCGCAGCTTAAAGAGGCTAAATTGTTAAATACGATGTTTCGGCACGCTCTCACGCGCCCTGTTGCTGTAACTCTCGGCGCAGCAGCTGGCTTTCTGTCAGTTCTTCGCTCTCAGCCTTGCGATGTTCATCAGCGATAGCCGAGACTTCATTGATAATGTCGATGTCCGCCAGCGTCATCTGATCGTAAAACCAGTTACCAAGCTCAAACCTGTCACAGAACTCCGCTAACGGCTCATCTTTCAAGTGCAAATCCAGCGCGATAGCATCAAGTTCATCAGACGGATACTCAAATAGCAATTCTGCCAGTGTCCTAATGATTAATTTTCGGCTCACTATTTTCCTTTCCTTAAAACGGTATTTCGCTCAAATCAATTGGCGCGTCGAGGTCGATATCCTCGGTTGCTTTCGCTGTTTGATTAGTCGTTGTGTTTGTCGCTTTAGCGTCGTCTTCGGCGTATCGCTCCGTGGCTGGTGCAGCGTTATTGCCGCTGCCCTTGGCGTCGCTCAAGAACTGGAACTGATCGATGATGACTTCAGTCGCTTTACGTTTGATGTCATCTTTCTCCCAAATTCGTGTTTGTAAGCGACCAGTGATACCAATCTGCTTGCCTTTTGGTGCGTACTCTGCCAGCAGTTCAGCTGCCTTATTCCAAGCCACGCAATCGATAAAGCTAGCGTCGGCATCTTTGCCGTAGCCATCAACCGCTAGTGCGAATGAGGCTACGGACTTGCCGCTGTTCGTCGTTTTAATTTCAATGTCTCGGACGACGCGGCCGATTAGAGTTACTGTGTTGATTGCTGCCATATTTAGAAACTCTTTTCCTCGCGGATTTCAACACCTGGAATTTCACGTAACCCATTGGCGATAGCTTCGCGGATTAGTTTGTCGCTTGGCTCGCATAGTGATCGTGGCACTAACTCAGGATTGGTAACCGTGAATACCGTTTTGGTTTTGATGCCAGATTTGACAGCTGGCTTCTGTGTCTTAGCAGCTTTGGCTGCTTCAGCCTCAGCGATCTCCTGTTCGCGTTTACGCTGTGCTGCCAATTTGGCCGCTTCGGCTTCGTCACGTTCAGCGGTCGTCAATTCGTCTTTACGTGTCAACAACTCGTTGATGGCTTTAGTGAATGCCAGCTTGATTTCAGCGTGGTTCTGATCAGCTTCTGGCAACTCAGCGAATACCTGCTTCAATTCAGCGCCTCGCTCGTCGCAGGCTTTCTGGCTGCGTAGTGATTTGGTGTTGGTAGCGAACTTGGCGCAGATAGCGTCAACGCGTGCCGCTTCCTCTTTTGCTAATCGCTCCTGCTCCTCTTGATAAGCCAGAATCTTTTGGCTGATATTCTCCAGGGCTTCTTCGGCCGGTGCGAGAACATCCTTTTCAGCGTCGATAAATTGCGATTTGACGCTGTCAAAGTTGCGAGTGATCGCCAGTCGTGCGTTTTTAACTTCAGTACGGTGCGAGGTGATTGACTTGCGAATTGCAACTGCCTCTTTGGCGGTGGCGTCGTCGGTTACTTCTTTAGCTTTGGCTTGTTCCAAAAGCTCTTGCGATTTGATTTTGAACGGCGATATCGTAGCAACCTGCGAATCGACGTATTCTTGTAGTTGTGACATGTGTCCTCCTTTAATTTTTAATAGCGGCAAGTTCCGCCAGCGTATTGTTCATCTCAACCAGCGTACCTAGCTCCATCTCAAGAGTTTCGTCAATAAGCGGCTGCACATCGCTGCGCTTAACGTGGATAATCCACAACACCAAGTGATTCATCTCCTGCCTGTCATCGAACAGTGCAAAGTACAAATCCTCCAGCTCGGGATTAACCACGAAATACTGCAAAACCTGGTCTTGATAGTTGTTCTGGGCGTCGTTCGGAATGCTATAGTATGGGTTGTAATCAGGGCGCTGCTTGGCTTTGTAGTCAGTGTAAATATACTTGAGATGTTTTGCTGAACTCAGCGATTTTACCTCGCCGGCGTACGTCGGTAGCTGGTCTCCCTCGACAGGTTGCGCGCCATCGGGCGAAACCATGATGTCGTCGTCGATATCGCTCACCCAAATGCCCGGCTCAGTATCGAATGGCAAACCTAGTTTTTCGCTCATCATCTGCAAGGCCACATTCTCCAGGCGATGACCACGCTCCATGTCTGGCTCGCCGTCTGCCGGTACAGCTGCCTTTTCAGCCAGCACCGTCCAAAAACCGTCGTAGCGCCGTGATTTGTCGCGTGCCATCGGACGTACGCCTTTGACTTTCGTGCCGGTGATTCGCCCCAATCTATGCAATAGCCACTCTTCGCTGTTTTGCTCAATTTTATGAATTTGCATTTTTCAAATCCTCGGCCTTACTTAGCGCTGCTTGTAAACGGTTTTGAGTAGCAGCAACGTGCGCCTCGCTTGCTTTTCGCTCTGGTTTCAGATCCGGGAAGAAATCCTCAGGCTTTGATTGACCATCTTTGATTGCCTTGTAGACACCCCGCAAATCTACCAAATCCTCTTTCAGCGCAACCGTTAGTTGCTTGTCGATGTATTTCTCAAGGTGTTCTTGCTTGACGCCCAACGATTTGAACGCGTCAAGTAGTACCGCAACAATTTCATCGATTGGTCGCTTGTCGGATTCAGCAAGTGTTTTTCGGGTTTCAGCCACTGCCATCTCGACAATATCACCAGGAATGACTGACAGAATACATGCTCGTTGCCGGCGCGCTGCAAAGTTAGCTGTGGCTTCGTAAATATCTCGTCCGTCAGTTAAATCTTTGCGTCCCTGTTTTGTGTCGCGTTTGTGCTCGACAGAAAATGTCTTGGTAACGCGAGTGTTCGTTTCCAAATCCCACGCATATGCCATCATCTCTGAACGCCCGTTAGCGGTGCTTAATTCAATCACGCCAGTATCGACATTACCCCAGTTTTGAGCTAATGCTTCAGCCAGCCTGATTGACGGCCCAGACACGCGCTGGCCGGCGCGCGGATAGGTGTATATTGCTTGCTCTGCTAGCGTTGGTCGCTGGCAGGTTGCCTTGATTCTATTGATTGCCTCAGTCTCGTTTCGCGGAAACTTCTTGGCTGATAGCATCGCCACCTGCACTTCCTGCGCTTGGCGCGCTATCATCATCTCGGTTTGTGTCGTGCGCTGTAGTTGAGTCTGTTCCACTTACGCCTCCCCCACCAAAGCTCGGTCAAGGAAAGTTGGATCGATTAGGTTTTCCAATTTCTCCAAAATCTCACTTTCACTCATTTCCATTTAACTTTCTCCTTAAAATTAGTAGCATTTCACCTTGTCATCCCAGCACGATGTCCACGCTCTCCAGCCGCTTATGTCCCAGCTATGTCGGTCTTTGTAGATCCTATATGCCAGTGCCACGTTGTACTCCGGATCGTATCGCCTGGCGGTCGCGTCATGGATTGAGTTATTTTGAAACAACCCAGCGTCGTTCGTACCGTCGGTGTTGTAATTAAAGTTCTTCGGATTACACCCACTCTCAGCCTTCATAACCGCCATAGCGATGTTCACGTCCCAGTCATATTTAGCGACCAGCGGTCGAAACCCCTCGCAGACACCTGCGCCAGCTGCCTCCACAGCAGCTTTTGGTGGCGCAGATGCATGAGCTTCGACCGCTGCGACCTTAGGCTTCAGTAGCGCCGGTCGCACGCTCGCTACTTTACGGCTTTTAACTGTTGAATCTGCTCAGAGATTCTTGTTTCCAGCTGGCTATTCTTCGATTCCTGGTACTTCACCCCCAGTCCGAACCCAATCACACCGGCGATTAGCGCCACGATGGTGATAGTTTTAATGCTTTCAATAACGTTTTTCCAATTGATTTTTTTCATAGTTTCTTCCTTTTTATGTTTAGATTTTTTAGTAGTTCCAAGCTGCCCAGGTGCCGGTGGCTTGCTTGGTTTCTGATGCTGAATTTTCGTCAGCTCGTATTCTAAGGCGTCTTCGTTAATAGCTGCCTCCTTTCTTGGTTAAATATCCCCTTGAGAAGCCAGCTGTCTATGTCGCCACTGTATAATTTCTTTGGCCGATCCGCTTAAGTTTCGCAAAGTTCAATCATTGATAACTCTCAGAAGCCGCTACAAACAACAATCGAGCGACCTCGGTCAAGTCATCAAAAGAGGGGCGAGCCTTTGCGATGCTCGCCCCTCTGAATTTGGGTCTAACCTAAAAAATCACCGCAAAGGTGATTTACGAAGTGCCAAATTGTCCAAAAAAGAACTCTCTGATTAACAGAGAGTTTCTATAGTTCCATTATACCATGCCGTATTCATGTAAAGATGAAGCGCTAAAAATTTGGAGTTATTTAAGTACAAACTTTTATCGGCTATCAAAGCAAGATTCCTGCTGGCAAGAAATATGACACAATAGCTACGACTAGCAAAATCGCGTACCATATGTGCCGGTTGCCTGGGCGCTTTTCCCAGAGATAAACGGCCAGTGCTCCGCCAATTAGCCCCAGCGGAAAGGCTGATAGCGCTAAGTTGCCGATGTTTAGCGGCGCTTTGAATTTTAGCCACAATGTGCCAGCAATCGTTACCGTGACTAGTTTTAGCAAATAGACGCCGTCAGGTTCGAACTTTTCGTTGCCGCGCCGGCTAAATACACGGTTGCGGGCGTATGTGCGTTGTTTGTGCTGCCGTGAAACCATAATTTAAGTATATCATAAGCGTCGTACTTCCCTGTTTTGTGGCCCTATAGCTGCTATTCTGTCTCATAGAAAAAGAAAAGACTCTCTCAGTGCCCGTAGAGTCTTTTCTTGTGCAAAGAGCGAGATGCTATTTACATTTTAATTTCGGCGTCAACGCCAGCTGGCAATGATAGATTTTGCAAGTTCTCGATGGTTTTTGGCGTAGCGTTAGAAATGTCAATCAAGCGCTTGTGTACGCGCATTTCGAATGTCTCGCCGCCCATTTTGTAGACGTGCGGGCTTTTCGTTACCGTATAAGTGCTGCGGCGAGTTGGCAGAGGCACTGGTCCGGCGACTGTCGCGCCAGTACGAACAGCGGTGTCGACGATTCGCTTAGCAGATTCATCAATAACTGTGTGGTCATACGCCTTGAGGCGGATGCGGATGGTCAGACCTTTATCTTCGGCCATTTTGTTACTCCTTTTACCTCGTAACCTCCGCTCGAATCGGTTTCGTTAGCGTCTGGCAGAGTTCTCGAGGCGATTAATTAATACGAACACTACTATAGCAATAATTAGCGTGAATTGCAAGAACTGCGCGGGCGATAAGGTTTGGCAAGATTTAATCTTGTCGGTGACCGCTACTAGTTGCATACAATAAAAGCACCCCCGATAGTCCGGAGGTGCTTTCGGTAGTAACTTACAGAGTGTAAATTACTTGATAATGTTGGTCACCACGCCAGCGCCGACAGTACGGCCGCCTTCGCGGATAGCGAAGTCTTGACCTTTGTCCATAGCGATTGGGGCGAGCAATTTGACCTTGAAGGTTACTTGGTCGCCTGGCATAACCATTTCTTTGTCGGCTGGCAATTCAACTTCACCGGTCACGTCAGTGGTGCGGAAGTAGAACTGCGGCTTGTAGCCCTTGCTGAACGGCGTGTGGCGTCCACCCTCTTCTTTCTTGAGGATGTAGACTTCAGCCTCAAACTCGGTGTGCGGAGTCAGTGTGCCTGGAGCAACAATGACCTGGCCGCGCTCGATCTGTTCGCGCTCGATACCGCGCAGTAGCAAACCAGCGTTGTCGCCAGCTTGGCCCTGGTCGAGAGTTTTCTTGAAGGCTTCGATACCAGTTACGACCGAGCTCTGAGTTGGTTTTAGACCAACAATTTCGACTGGGTCGTTCAGTTTGATGACACCTTGCTCAATACGGCCAGTAGCCACGGTGCCACGACCTTTGATCGAGAAGACGTCTTCGATTGGCATCAAGAATGGCTTGTCGAGATCGCGCTTTGGCAGCTCAAAGTAGTCGTCCATCGCCTTGACCAGTTCCATGATAGCGTCTTCAGATTCCTTGTCGCCCTCAAGAGCCTTGGTAGCTGAGCCCTTGATGATTGGCGTATTGTCGCCGTCGTAGCCGTTCTTGGTGAGCAGTTCGCGAACGTCCATCTCGACCAATTCGACCAGCTCTGGGTCGGCCAAGTCCATCTTGTTGAGGAAGACGATGATCTTCGGCACGCCAACCTGGTGAGCC